ATGTGTGCGGCACCAAGAGGAAATCAATTTTGGAAACTAAGGAACAAGCATGGGCGTGACAAGTTATTTGCCACGCCTGAGTTGCTATGGGAATCTGCATGTGAATATTTTGAGTGGTGTGATAAGCATCCTTGGAAGGTCGTTAAGAATAAGACCAAAGGCAAGACCAAGGAAAAGGAGGAGACCCCGACGCAAAGGCCTTATAGTTTAAGCGGGTTTATGCTTTACTGTGACGCTAACGAGGCGTATTGGAGACAATTTAAGGCTAAGAACCATAGAGATTTTTCTACGGTCATATCGCGTATAGAGAGCGTAATTGAGACTCAACAATTCGAAGGTGCGGTAGTGGGAGCGTTTAACGCAAATATTATCGCTAGGAAACTTGGATTATCCGATAAACAAGATGATCAGGGAACGAATGAGAAGGGTAGCAAGAAAATATCTGAGTGGATTAAATCTTTTTAGGAATGGTCCCGGTATTTAACATAAAACCCCAATTGCCTTACAAGCCCTTGTATGAGGATGCTGATAAATTTATCATTCTTATAACGGGAGGTAGGGGCAGTGGAAAAAGTTTTAATGCCTCTACTTTTATAGAGCGACTATCTTTTGAGTCTGGGCATATAATATTATTTTGTCGTTATACGATGGTTGCCGCTTCCATGTCAGTGATTCCGGAGTTGCAGGAGAAGATTGAGTTGGAGGGAACGGATGAGTTTTTTGATATAACTAATAAGGATATCATCAATAATTACTCAGATAGCAAAATCCTCTTTCGTGGAATAAAAACATCGTCCGGAAATCAGACGGCACGGCTCAAATCAATTAAAGGACTTACAACCTTTGTGTGTGATGAGGCGGAGGAATGGACTTCAGAATCCGACTTCGACAAAATAATGTTGTCCATACGCCAAAAGGGGATTCAGAACCGGATTATCATAATAATGAATCCCACAGATTCCAATCATTTTATCTATAAGAAGTATATTGAGAATACTCATAAGCTGGTAGAGATAGACGGTGTGCAGGTGCAGATATCTACTCATCCAAATGTATTACATATACATACGACCTATTTGGATAATATTGATAACTTATCGCCCCAATTTCTTGGAGAGGTGAGACGAATGAAAGAGGATAATCCAGATAAATATGCTCATGTGGTTATCGGTCGATGGGCTGATGTCGCGGAAGGTGCGGTATTTAAGAAATGGGGTATCGTTAAAGATTTTCCTCAGTGGTGTAAGAAAGTGGCTATTGGGCAAGACTTTGGTTTCTCCAACGATCCATCCGCTGCGGTCAGATGCGGAATCATTGATAATAGGTTGTATGTGGATGAGCTTTTCTATGAGACGGATATGCTTTCATCTGCCATAGCTAAAAAGCTCCGCCCTTATTCATTGAAAGTATTTGCCGACTCGCAAGATCCACGTCTTATCCAAGAGATAAAGAACAGAGGGGTCAATATTTACCCAGTAGATAAGTATCCGGGATCTATTAAGGCTGGGATTGATAAGATTAAGGATATGGAGCTATTTGTCACGGAGCATTCTTATAATCTCATAAAGGAGCTTCGCAACTATGTATGGGATAAGGACAAGGATGGAAATCGTATCAATGAGCCGATAGATGATTACAATCATCTCATGGACGGAATTAGGTACTATGTGTTGGGATGTCTTTTGGGGCGTGTTTTAAAGCCTAGGGATTATTCTGGAATATTTGGACATTAAAACGTAAAATTATGACACTTGAAGAGATTTTAGCGTTAGAAGATATAGATCAGAAGATCGAGTATTTAAAGAAAGGGAGAAGAACCCCTCTCCCCGACAATAGAGAGAATATGGCAGACTGGAATCCAGATTTGCATGAGATTATAACGGATAAAGAGAAATACCCGGATATAGAAATCGTGGATGAGAAAGAGGGGAAAGCTTATAATCACGAAACCGGTGAATATATAGAAATTCCAGCCAAGAAACATACTGAGCCTTGTAATCGTATATCTATTCCTCTTGAGCAGGATATAACAAATATTCAAACGGCGTTTACCGTAGGAATAGAGCCTAAAATGGACTGTACCCCTTCTAACGATGCGGAAAAGGCTCTTTTTGCGGCTATTCAGCAGACCTTGAAGAAAAACAAGATCAAGTACCAAAACAAACGGGAGGTGCGATCTTGGCTGTCGGAACAAGAATGTGCGGAATATTGGTATGTCGTGGAAGACGATTCATTTTGGACTAAGCTAAGGAATAAGATCAAGATGGTTTTTTCAGGGAACGTATTTCCTTCTTATAAATTGAGGAGTGTTATATGGTCTCCTTTCAGAGGAGATAAATTATATCCATTTTTTGATGATTCAAACGATTTGGTCGCTTTCTCAAGAGAGTATAAAAAAAAGGATTTGGATGATAATGAGATAATATGTTTCCAGACGATAACATCCACTCATGTATATCAATGGGAGAATAGTGATGCATGGCAAGAGAAGAGGGAATCATCCTTTAGACATCTATTCTCAAAACTTCCGGTAATGTATTGCTATCGTTCTGAAACTTACTGCCATAAGATCAAGCCATTGCGTGTGAGAATAGAGAAGGTTTTATCTAATTACGCCGATTGTATAGACTATCATTTCTTCCCTTACTTGATGTTGTTCGGAGACATAGAAAACTTCACTGGGAAGAGGAAAAATCGTATGATTCAACTTACGGGACCGGGGGCTAACGCTCAATATTTAACATGGAATCAAGTCCCGGACACTGTTCGTCTAGAGCTTGAGGGACTGAGTAATAGAGCCTATGATATGACCAATACACCTCGTATTTCTCCCCAAGAGTTGAAAGGTATAGGCAATGCCGTATCAGGAAAGGCTTTTAGATATATCTTTATGGGGGCTCATATGGCGGTTTCGAACCATGCGGAGATAATAGGGGAGTTTTTCCAGAGAAGGGTTAATTTTTTAGCATCAGCAATGGGAGATATCAATCCCAGTCAATTTATGAAAGCGTCACAAACAATAGACATAGATGTTGATCTGGTTCCGTATATGATCGATGATATAGATGAGAGGGTTTATACGGCTACTAATGCAATAAACGGAAAGATCTGGAGTAGGAGAGAAGGCATTCTATTTGCCGGTAATGCGGAAAGGGTGGATGAGGTACTTAAAGAAATAGAGGAAGAGAATAGCGGTGATGGTGATGATGATCATTAATTTGCAACAATGAGTTCATTGTTGTATACCATGCCTCTCGGTATTTTATTCTATTATATACTCCAGCTACTTTTATCCCAAATATTTTAAACAAAATTCATACGGTATGAAAGAAAAGATTTTTCAGAGCTTAAAACAAACTTTTTCCTCGAAGTATGGTGTAAGCGAAGAGGTGCTTCAGGGGTATGCTGAGTCTTTGGCAGCAACTGGGCTTGTAAATGATGAGAACCTCGCAACTGTTATTCAGGGGCAGGAAGCAGCTTTAAGGTCTTTCCAGCAGAATTTCGATAGAGTACGAAAAGAGGGTTCGGACTATAAGAAAGAACTGGATGAACTGAAAGCTAAGGCCAATAAAACGGGAGTTAATCCAGAAGAAAAAACAGATGAAAAGCCTGATCTCGCAAGATTGGTGGTTGAAGCGGTAAATGCTGCTGTAAAACCCCTTTCCGATAAGCTTACTCTGCTTGAGGCGGAAAAAGTTCAGGCTACACGTCAAGAGCAAGTTCTTGCTAAGGCGAAGGAGTATGGCATTCCCGAAACGCTCATCCCTATATTGAAAGTCGCACAAGATGCAGACTTGGATGTTTTTATGAAAGACGCTAAGCAGACATTTGTCAATGCAGGATTAGCGGGCGTAAAATCTCCGGAGATCGGTGTCTCTGAAGAGAAGAACTCTGACGATATTGCGAATCTTATCAATAAAGGTACAGAAGAGATAAAGAAACAAAGTTAAATTTTAAGGTATAAAATTATGTCGGCAGGTGTTAAGTATGATTTAAATCCGATTGAGCCTAATATGCCGGAGATGTGCCGTTATGATACGGTATATCGATATTCAGGCGGTTTTAATTTGGATATATCTAACCTATCGGGGGTTAAGAATATTCCTCCTTGTACCCCCTTGGTACTAGATTTTAAAACTAGAACGGCAAAAGCTGTCATTAACGTGACAGTAGCCGAAGAAATTATAGCTGGTGGAACTTCTTTGAAAATAAATAAGAATTCATTGGCTTACGTAGGAATGCATTTGGGAAATGGAACTAATGGTGGTACCGTAGAGGCTATTGATAAGTCGGGACTGGAATATGACACGATAACATTGGCGGCCTCACCCACATTGGCGGCTAAAAAAGATGCGGTGTTGTTTGAGGCTTCATCCGCTGCTGGGAAAACTCCTAAGGCCATGGCTATGGCACTGAACTACGCTTGGACGAAAGTTGAGGAAGGGGCCACTATCACAGCCGTGGGACAAGCCTATGAGATTAGGCCTACCCGACTGATTGTCCCTATCTCGGATAAAGACAAAGAGTCATTGGGTGATAGATTTATGTTCACGTATTAAGGAAGGAGGATTTATGTATTTGACAATTCAAACATTATTGAATGACCCTAATATTGTAAAGGCAGTCATTGACAGGGTGCAAGCGCTTCGCCTAGATACTATTTTCTGGAAAAAACATCTTGATTTTGAGGAGACTAAATCTAGGGTGTTTAAGACCTATCTAGGTACGGTAACAGGCGTTACTGCGGGTTCTATTATTGATCGGAACTCAAATAAGCCATTGAGAGAGCGTAAATCCCTTGGATCAGGGTATGGGGAGGTTGCTTATTTAGGAGATCGTTATCAGATGGATAATGATCGTTTGGATATGCTACAAGAGCTTGTTAACAAATTCAATACCTCAAGAACGCAAGATCAGCGAACCGTATTGGACGATATTATCGCTTATATTGTAGATGATATAAGACAGGTTCTCCTTGCTCCTCATAAGCGCATGGATATCGTGGATGGTGATTTGCGCTCCGACGGAAAGGCTTCCGTAAAAGTCGATGATAATCCTCAAGGAATAGAGTTGTTGGACATGGTTTTGCCTGTTCATAAAATAACTCCTCAAACCTCGGATAAGTCTCATTTCGTAAAGTACCTTATGGATCAGGTTGTGGAGTTGAGGACTAAATTTGGTATTTTCCTATCTATGGAGATGTCACGGAAGACATTCATCAATTCTATCGTAGGATCGTCCGATTTTGGTGAATTTTATAAACAATCCTTCGCCCAAAAAGAAGTACAACTATCCTCTGGATTGATGTCCAGCGAGATGGCCACGACTATCTTCCAAGGTTTGGGGCTTCCTTCTATCGTTATTAATGAGGATTTGGTGGAATTACCGGATGGAGGCTTCAAGCAAGTGTTTAAGGATAACCGCATATCACTGTTCACGACACCGAAGCAAGGCAAGATGAGATGGCATACTCCATATGAGATAACCGATCCTGTGCCGGGCAAAAGCTATACCCGTTCAGAGGGAGGTATGTATATCTCTAATGTCCGTACAGATGAGGGTCGATTTATGGAATACGGAGCGGAATGGATTCCGGAGTATACATCTCCAAATAAGATCGTGATCATTGACTTAGATACAATGAACGCTGTATGACGGTAAATGACTACATAAGACAAAGGTTCCAAGCTTTCGGTATCGATTTATCGGAAGCTGACCTTTTGGACATATGTTTGAATGCTGAGGTCAGTGGAGAGGATGAGATGTGCAAGGATTGCCATGTTAGAGTTTCTGTGGCGATCGCTAGGTTTATTCCATCTTTACTATTGAGAGCTACGTCTGTCAATGAAAGCGGGTTCTCTGTGGCTTGGGATATCAATGGTGTTAAATCTTACTATTCCTTCCTTTGCAAAAAGAATGGGATAAAGGACGAGTTAAATGAAAAGGCTACGGTTAGATTGCTATGATATACGCTCCTCACATATTAGAACGAAAGGTTGTCAAGGAATATGATCACGATGACAATGGCAATCCTGTTCCCGGGACTGGTGGTGAGTTATGGGAGAGACTGGGACGATGTAAATGCTATGATAAGAGCGCCGATCGGGTATATACGGTAAATGGCGTAGCCTTTGATTACAAATATCGTGTCGTGACAGATAAGATCAAGATTGATGCCGGGGATATCGTGAGAGTATTGAACCAAGATGGTAGTATCCGTGGTAGTGGCGTTGTTATCAACCCGATGCTCACGGATTATCTAAATTACGGGCAAATATGGCTGGAATAATAAAGTTAAGTTATGATTTGTCTGATGTGGATGATTTCATCTTGGAGATCTATCGTGAGGTGTTTGCCTTTCTTGCCCAACTCGGGCAATCCGCTTATGAGACCGCCGTTCAAGAAGGTAAATATAACGATATTACCGGAAACTTGAGGAGTTCATTGGGATATGTCATATCAATGGACGGTAAGATCGTAAAGGAAGGCGGGTTTAAGAGGATAGATGGACGTGGGGAAAATTATGAGAAGGTTTTTTTCACGACCAGATCCCAAAAGACGGTCCAGTTCTGGGCTAAAGGAAAGTCCGGGGATGGAAGCGAGGGGAGCAGGCAAGGGCTTAGTTACGCTAGGGATCTGGCTTCTAAGCATACAAAGGGAGTGACATTGATTGTCGTGGCGGGAATGGATTACGCTAGCTATGTGAATGATATCCATAAGCTAAACGTGATAGATACTGCCGAGGCTAAAGTAATAGCTATGTTACAATGATAGTAAGCACGGACATACAGACAATCTTATATAAGAAAGCCTTGGAACTTGGTGTTACCGGGGTGTACAAGGAGGATGATACGCCTACAGGTAAGCTTGAGGAGGAGAGGGTTACCGTACACTCGAATTCCTCGGAGCCGGGAATTACATGGAAGGTGGGATTCGTTCATGTCAATATAGCCGTCCCTGATCTGGACGAGGAAGGAACGCCTGATTTGGACAGGATGAATAAGCTGGAACGTATGTCCATGGAGGTGTTCAAGGACACCTCGGTGTTTGATGGCACTCCTTATACCTACGAGGTAGACACTACTAGAATTGAGGTTAACAGGGATCTTAAATGTCACTACGTTAATGTGAGAGTATTATTTAAAGTTTTAAATGTAATAGTATTGTAATATGGGAAGAACAATTTCTGCTATAGGCGTAAAAAGGATACTTTATGGGGAGCCTCTGGTTGCTGCACCCACATACGAGAGCTTGGAGACGTTATTTACGGCTTTCAAGGATGTTCAAATCGTCCATCAAGGGACTTATGAATATACCGAGGAGGACGGTACGTTAACAGAATACAAGGATGAGTTGACCGGCCAGACATATCGGTCATCGTTTGAGGCAGGATCACAGAGCTTGAATTGGGTGATCGGGGCATATGACTTCGCTACCAAGGCCGAGCTTATGGGCGGTAAGCCCTTGGATACGGATAAGGGATGGGAACGTGGCAACGCCGGCGAGCAACGATATAAATGTATCGTCGCTATTACCAATGATGACGTGGCTATCATTTTCCCTAAGGCGAATCTTGTGGGTCGTGGGGCTTCCACGGATGGGGCCGTTGGTTTGTCGATGTCCGCCACCCCGCTGAAATCATCCACGACAATAGCTTCAGAGTATTGGTTTGACGTGGAAGGAAAATCCTTGAAGGATTGAATGTAATATGTCTTATAGGAACGGGGACGGCGGTATTTTCCGTTCGTCCCCGTTTTTGTTTAATTCTAATTTTTTTACGTGACATGAACAAGGGTGCTAGTTTAGTGGCTGACGCTGTCCTAGGAGAGGATTTCAAGGTCGTGGTCCTAGGGGGGAAGGCGTATAAGGTAAGTCCTCCTACAATAGCGACGATTTGCAAAGGTATACAATACCTATCTCTTATTGATAAGACAACATCGGGCAAGGAGGATCTTGAAAAGGTGAGGAACGATCTGGAAAATATATTAAAGGGATTGTCTGTGTTCGTTTTTGGAAGCGCTGATATGTACAAGGAGATCGATGGGGCTACCCTCCATGAGCTAAGGGAGGCGTTGGAGACTGTCGTTAAATTCATATCCGCAGAGGATTTTTTCGTCTGTGCCGCCTTAGCCGAGAGCGTGGCAAGAATGGCGGCGACACCAAGGTAACAGGTAATGAGACCATGCTAGGACAAGTGGCCACGTTCATGGAATCGTTGGGATTGTCTTATGAGGACGTGGTTTATAAAATACCATATCGAAACCTTCTGATCATGCAGAAGGATATATTGCATAGCGTTACCGGTGATTTGATCGTGGAGAGAACCGGGCGTGATTTGTTGAACCGAAAGGGAAAGGAGGGTGATTAATGGCTAAACTAAACTTCGAGGTCGATGCCGATCTACAGAAACTTATAAATCTTCGAAAGGAGGTGGAGGAGTTGAAATCCGCCTTGAAGGATTTCGATGTATCTACAGATACCAAGGGGTTTGACGATTTAAACCGGAAATACGAGGAGGCGACACGGAAACTAAAGGACTATGAGCAGCAGATGCAGAATTATCAAAGGGTAATAGAGCAGCTTAAGGTCTCTAATGGTATTATTGATGGGGCTCGTCAGATAACAGAAGAATTGAATAACGCTACCGATGTGTTTGTCGAGCAACAACTAAAGGTTAAAGGCCTAAGTGACGAGATCAAAAAACTCAATAAGTCTTACTTGTCTCTCTCGGATGCGGATAAAAATTCCCAGAAGGGATCTAATATGTTAACCGACCTGAAGGAGAAGACCCGGCAGCACGCTTTAGAGAACGAGGCCCTGAAGAGGCTAAGGAAGGAATATTCGGACAATATCAAGATCGAGGGAGCTGCCTCGGATTCCCTTGTAGCGTTGAGAAAGCAATTGTCGTTGCTTAATGCCGAGTATGACCGCCTTTCCGCTACGGATAGGAAAGCGACCGTAGGGACTAACCTGCAAAAACAGATACAGGCCTTGAATACGGAGATTAGTTCGGCGGAGCAAGCTACCGGACGATATCAACGGAACGTCGGCAATTACGCCAGTAGTTGGAACGGATTGAGCGTGTCGGTTCAACAGGTCGCAAGGGAGTTGCCTTCCCTTGCTGTTGGCTGGAATACATTCTTTTTGGCTATATCCAATAACTTGCCGATGCTTGCCGATGAGCTGAAGAAAGCCGCTGCGGAGTATAAGGCGTTCAAGATGGCTGTAGCGGCAGGAAATAATGACGTGGCAAAAGTGGCTCCAGTCTGGAAGCAGTTGATAACATCTATTTTCAGTTGGCAAACGGCCTTGGTTGCGGCGATAACGCTTTTATCTGTCTATGGGAAGGATATTATCGAATGGACGAAGAATTTATTGGGGGCTGATACGGCACAAAAGAGGTTGAATGAGTCATTGAAAGAATTTAATAACTTGGCAGGGAAAGGTCAAGCTGATGCCAAATTGTTATTTGATACAGTCAAGCGAACTACAGAAGGCACGCAAGGACGAGCGAAAGCCATTCAAGAGATAAATAAAGTATATGCAGAATATTTGCCTTACCTGCTTTCGGAGCAAGCTTCTCTTAAAGAGTTGGAAGCTGCTTATAAAATTGTCAACAAAGCTTTAATTGAAAATGCAGCATTAAAAGCGAAAACTGAAGCTATAAATGATGTGCTTGAAAAATCCATAGACAAACAAGCTAATGCTTTGAATGAGATGCGTTCTATTGCCTCTGAAAAATTGGGAGGAGATAGTTTTGCCATTGAGATAATGAATACGGTAGAAGGTCTCACGGAAGACTTTCGATTAGCGGGACAATCTTGGCAAAAGGCATGGCAAGGTGTTTCAGCTAAAATACAATCAGAGGTAGGAGCAAGTAAACTTCCTAGTGATTTTTATGATAATTTGGAAGATTATGTGAGATCTGTGTATGATTCAAATAAACAAATATCTGATATTCAAAAGAAATTCAATCCTTTTTTTAATAAGGAGCAAGCAGATCAAGCTGTAATTGAGAATAAGAAGTATTATGAAACAATGAAGTCTCAGGCTGAATCTTTCCTTAACTCTATTGCCGCAGATCAAAAAAAATTACTTGACACGGGTAAATTTGAAGGGATAGACAAAGAGGTAGTAGAAAGGTATAAAGAGGCTAAAGCTAACATTCAAGAGGCTACAAAGCAATTAAAGATATATGATTCTTATGATAAGCAGAATATGACTGCCCAAAAAGAATACGAACGACAAGCAAAGGAACAAAAGAAGATTCAAGAAAGAATAAATAACGAACTGCTCGAACTTCAACGTCGTAATGAACAATCTCGGATTGATTTGATGGAGGAAGGCTCCGATAAGCGCATCGCCCAAATAGAATATGATTACGATCGTGAAATAGAGGCTATCCGTAAGAGGGAGAAAGAGTGGCGTGAGGCTCAAGGGGGAAAACTCACGCAAGAACAAACGGTTGAAATAAAAACAGCCATTACGCAGGCTCAGGCTACCCGTATGCGGTCCACGCAAGAAGTAGAGAACGAGCAGATCGAGGCTCAACGTAAAGCCATGAATGATTATCTTAAGGAATATGGCTCTTATCAAGACAAAAAAATGGCACTCGCCGCCGAATACGGGCAAAAAATAGCGTTTGCCGAGACCGAGGGGGAGAAATTGATACTCGGGAAGGAATGGGATAAGCAGCTTTCCGACCTTGAGATAAAAAGTGGCAATACCGCCAATGCCATAATCGCTCTTTTTGGAGACATGAAGGACAAGACTCTAAAGGAGTTGATAGAGATATCCACCAAGGGAAAAGAGGCCTTGGAGTTTCTTAAGTCCGGAGAATGGGATGAATCAAAAGGCAAGGGATTAGGCATAACGCAGGAACAATTCGATCTTTGGTCTGATATGCCTGAAATAATGGATAGGGCAGGGAAAAGCGTTGAGAGCACCAACGAGAAGGTCGATGAGTTGCGACCCGCTTTTGACAAGGTGACAGAAGGAGTGAGGCGATTCTTTGCCGCTGGTGACGACCCCAAAAAACTGACGGAATCATTACAGCTCATTAATGAGGGTGTAAATGAAGTTATGACCTCTGTTCAATTCTTGTCTACTTCATTTCGAAAACTAAGCGAGTCTATTGATATAAATGCTATTGAAGAAGTTGCGGATGGGTTTGAGACTATATTTGATTCTATATCATCAGGAATGGAGGGGGCTATTTCTGGGGAAAAGTTTGGTGAGCTAGCTGCTTCTATAGGAAAAAAACTGGGTGTTATAGGAGAAAAAGCAGCGTCTTTATTTGGCCCTATAGGAACCGCCGCTGGTGCTGCTATTGGGGTAGTGACCTCTCTAGCGTCCTCTATCGCTAAGATCCATGACAAAAAGAACGAGAAACGTATACAGAGATTACAAGACCAGATAGATGTGTTGGATGCCTCGTACGAGAAACTAGGCCGTTCCATAGAAAAGGCTTATTCTACGGACGCTTCTAAGCTCATAAACCAGCAAAATAAATTGCTAGAGCAGCAAAAAGTGATCATCCAACAACAGATCGAGGAGGAAAGGAACAAGAAAAAGACCGACGATGACCGGATCAAGGATTGGCAAAAGCAATTGGAGGATATCAACGCTCAATTGGAGGACAATAAGGAGAAAGCTGTAGAGGCTATAACAGGAACCGATGTCATGTCCGCTATTGACGAGTTCGCCCAAGCGTATTCGGAGGCGTGGGCTACAGGAACTAATGCGGCAGAGGCTTCGACTAAGATTGTCCAAAATTTGATCAAGACGGCTATCATTGAGTTTTTGAAGAAGAAATTATCCCCTTCCGTAGAGGAATTCATGAAGAAATTGGCCGATTATATGTCCGATGGCATCGTTTCGCCTTGGGAAGAAGCGGAGTTGAACAAGTTGAAGGAAAAAATGGACGCTGAGGCCCAGAAGGTCTTCGACACGTCAAGCAAGTATTTCCAAGAGGATAAAAATGATAAATATGAGCAGACCGCTACATCCGGAGGTTTCGAGAAGATGTCTCAAGATAGCGCCGATGAGTTAAATGGCCGTTTCACCGCCCTGCAAATGACAGGGGAGGAGATACTGTTGTTCCTGCAAGGCTCCGAGCAATTCTTGAGCCTCTTGTATATAAAGGCCAGTATGGACGTGATATCTGTAAAGATAGCCTCGTTGTATGACGTGGCGGATGAGACTAGGACGATGATCGCCAGTATCTATATAGAGTTACAGCAGATCAATGATAATACCGCCAATACCGTGATACAATTGAAAAAAGCGGTGGATAAATTGACAAGTATAGAGACTAACACTAAAAACATGTAGTATGAATGTTGGAGATATAACGAGACGGGCTATTTCGCTAGGGGCTTGCAGTGAATCTGGCAAGGCCACTGACTGGAAGAGCCTATGTTGGCTGTTTTTTTCCCCGCAAGGGCGGGAGTTTTGCGAGGAGAATAATTATCCTTCGTTGGATTTATTTAGAGGCATGGCTAAAAACATAGCTCCCTACGGGATATACGTGGATCGTGATCTAATTGAGCTTAACAATAAAACAAACGTAGGTGTGATAGGTAATACCGTGGCGTATTTGAGTTATGACGATAACACGAGGGTGCATAAGGTGATCTTGATGCACGGGGGCAAGGCCAAGATAGAGGCCGGGAACTACTCCGTGATATTGCTTGTCAATATCGGGGGATGCGAGGTGGAGATTATTAACGACGGAACGGCAAGGATATTATGTTAGGGGATCTATATATTAACGGGAATGACGCATGGGGCACGTATCGTGTCGCCATGGGAGAGGGTTTTATCCAGACCTTGCTAACCCCAGCGGGAAACAAGGATTTCATAGAGAACGAGAGCCGGTTGGAAAACGGGAAGAGGGTCGTGTTCAATAATCCCAAGGTGGCTAGCCGGGATCTTACCCTTACGTTCAACATACACGGGGATACGCAAGAGGAATATATGCTGAATTATAAGGCGTTCGTGGCTGTCCTTCAACAAGGCAAGGTCGTATTGCGTGTTCCGGATCTTGATATGACATTTACCCTTGTCCATAAGAGATCATCAAGCTTCGCCTTGGATCGGAACAGGTTGAATAGTAGGCTATCCGTTAAGTTCGAGGAACCTGACCCAACGTCAAGGGGATAAGTGAAGAGCCGTCCGGCCCTTATTGGCTAGACGGCTCTTCGTCTTATTGCGCTAAAAGATGCGTATTTAAAGATCGGAGGTCGAATCTTCCCGGCTTTGACCTCCCGTTGTTGTATACCGACACGGTCATATGTGGCTTGGGCTTGGTGCCGCTAAATCCGCAAGCCCTCTCCAGCTCGTCGATAAGCCTCTCCATTTTCAAGGATTGCCGGTTGAATCGCTCCATCGCCTTCTTGTCCCTTTGGGACGTTAAAAGCATTTCGTTTAGTATCGTGTTTATGTCTTTCATATTCAATCAATCATTTAATAGTTCACAGGTATCATAGTTAAGGTTTTGGTGATGCTAAATCTAATCATAGGTTATCTTCTAGGTATCTATTGAGATAGTCTCGTAATTTTCTTACATCTTCTTTTGAGGAAAGAACTAGTGTAACCTCTTTTTCGCATACATTGTCGCATGCTGCAATAAATAATGCGGTGCTTTCATGATTAATGCTCTTGTGTCCTTTTTTGTCTATGCCGTATACATATGATTTTTGCATTTCAATAATAGCTCCATCATCTGAATTGACTGAAACGGTTTTGTACTTGCCTTCCCACTCTTTGACTTCTTTTAGTGTCATATCTTCCGTCTGGATAAATCTAAGATTACCTTTGCTAGCGAAATAAGGCATACGGATGATTTTATTTGATCTGTTTCTTCTATGTTTGCTCATCTTTCTATCATTTTAATTTGTTTATTATGTTCCATGACTGCATTGGCTACGATCTTGGATGCTTTTCCACTAGCCAATTCACATTTTCCGTTACCTCTTAGATCATTCTTCTCGATGTCCTCGGAGGCTAAAGCTTCCGCAAGGCCCACTGCCATCAACTCAGCTATGCTCATATGATCTCTTATGTTCGCTGTTTTGGGAAGATTCTTCTTCTCACGTATTACATTTGTACCACCACCATACAAATGACTATATATAGCATTTGTACAATTGCGGAAACCTTCACGTTCCACGCCATGGGAAGCTAGTGTACTAGTAAATGCGCTACGGGATATTTTACCTTGAATCCTTTGAGCAATCCATCGCTCATTTTTACCTTTTCTTTTATATGTGTTTATGGCACGATCAACGATCAAATCGGGATTCTTCTCTTCTTCTACACGTTGAAAGAAAACCTCGTTAACCAATACGCCTAAATCTGCATCTAGATATTGAGCGTATTCAAGAACTACGTGCTTAATACCGTAAGTTCCACCACCTTTACCTCTCTTGGATTTTATAATGTGTGAAAATCCCACATTTAAAATCTTACTTACAGACTTTAAATATTCTTCTGCTTGAGGAAGTCTTTGCCATTGTCTAGGATCTTTATTTTGTGGGCTTCCCGCCAATATCCACAAGTCGTTCAGAGAAAACTTGTCCTCGTCTCTACCGATTTTTTCTAAAATATTAGCATCATATTTTGCTAATTCATTTTTATTTTTTCATAACTTTGTCCCGTTAAAGGATTAATACTATCCTCATTGGTAGCTCGGTCAAGCACTACCTTTGAGGATTTTATTTTGACCGAAGTGGTAGCCGGGGACTTGAACCCCGGTGTATGCCGTCCTACCTGCTTATTACCAGTCTCGCTTGACAAGGTAAAAAGCGAAGGGCAAAGATTGAAGTTGCCTATTGTGACGGTCTGCAACTGGAATCAATGCCCTTAAATATCTTCTTTCGCTACCGTCACATGAGCGATCATTTTCATATCACAAAATTATATATGACAAAATCCGTGGCCTATTTTTTCAAGGCTCGAAAAACCACAATGGAGCTATTGTTGTAAAATCCCTCCGGCCGTATTACCGGAGGGGCATCTACTTCCGATCCTCTCCCCGTCGTTCGAGTTATCCCGCAAGCCTGCAAGTCATGTCGCTAATTACGCTCATGAATCTATCGTAGGTCTTTTTATTCCATTCCTTGTGATCCGGCATCCAGTCATTGAATATCTCCATGTAGACCACATCGTGAGACCTGTCTTGTACGGTGACGCATAAACCGCCCGTCTCCGGCATAACGCCTACATTTATATATACCGGTTTCTTTCCGATCATACACTCCAACGCAATCCTTTGCACGTTCTTCAATACCTCTATCGTTTCCATATTTTTTATATTATTAATGTATAGTTATCAATCTCCCGAATAAACCCTGTTACCGTAAAGGCTAGCCATACCGACATGAGTAAGTCTTACAGCATGGGATCTCTCCGCAAGTTCCTTAGCAAACGCCTCACGTTTTTCCGCAAGCTGCACCATCGCTTTCGCCGATCCCCAAGCCTGTTTAAGGCACGAGCCGAATGTACGTCCGTACATTTTGCACTCTCTATAGATCTTATGCGCTTCTTTCATGATCTCACTCTTGTTATATTTCTGTGTTGCCATTGTATTGTTGTTTTATTTTGATGATGCAAATATAATGCAATACTTTATATGCAACAATAATTAAATAAAGAATTACATTATATTTAACACCATTTAGTAATGTTATTCTTTATACAATAGCTGCAAATAAAAAGAATCGCATTATATTTGCGGTGTAATCATATAAAGTATTGGCTTATGGAAAATAGAATTAAAGACATTCTTTCAGAAAAAGGATTGACAGCTAAAGAATTATCATCTGTTATAGGTTTGTCAAGTGTAAGTTTGTATAATATCATCAATGGAAAACAGGAAGCATCAGCAAATACACTGAATGCGATTGCCACAGCCTTAAACGTTCCTTTTTGGCAATTGTTTGTTTCCCCTTCCGAAGTGCAAAAAGAGATTGATGGTGGGTATAAGTGCCCTAACTGCGGGCATCCATTGAAGATAAAGGTGGAATGATGTTATCTTCAATGATCTCAAAATAAAAATCATGAAAGTTTGTTTTCTGCATACAATGCACTACCTTTGCGATACAATATAATACAGAAGTAATATGGAAGCAGTAATAAGAAAACAAACCTCGTTCCGTTTACGTGAAGATTTGTTGCAAGTCTTGCAGGAGCAAGCCAAGAAAGCGAACAGGAGTTTGAATAATTTTGTAGAGAGCACCTTGATGGACGCTGTATACTCCGAGCCAAACGAGGAAACGATAGCGGCTATAAGGGAAGCACGCACGACCAAGAATAAAGAAACGTTCGACAGCGTGGATAGTTTGATGGAGGAATTAATGAAGTGAAAAAGAAATTACACCCAACAAGCCAGTTTAAGAAAGATTTCAAACGTATTCAGAAATTCCCCAAAAAAATCGCAGCTTTTGAATATATCGCAAATCTGCTTATAAATGACCATCCGATTCCACAAGAATACAAACCTCACATGTTGAAAGGTGAGTATAAAGGTTGTATGGAATGCCATATCGAAGGAGATTTTCTTCTTATTTGGATTGACGGAGAAATAATCGACTTGCTTAGAATTGGTAGTCATTCCGAGTTGTTCGGAAAAAAGAGGTAGACAAGGTTTGTACTACTTAAATTAAGAAATATGTTATCGAATATGTAATTTTCTTCTATTATATTTGCTTTTGTTAACACTATTATCTACTTTTGCCCCGTCATTAATTAAACTAAATCAAGTCATGAAAAAAGTTTTACCTATTTTTCTTCTATTAATGCTATTTTGTTCTTGCAGTAATAAAGACGATTATACCATAACTTCTATTTCTATTGATAAAACAAAGCTAGAATTGAAGATCGGTGAAAGTTATGATTTCCAAATGTCCCATTTCCCTTCGGAGGCTCCTTCTCCCCGATATAAATGGGTTACATCTAAATATTTTCCGATAAATGGCCCCGAAGATGGCTATGAAATAGCATCTATTGATCAAAACGGAACTATAAAAGCTTTAAAAGAAGGTGTTACAATTGTAAGCGTAGAGACAATTGATGTTTTTGATCCCGAAAAAGGTTATCCTTTTTTTCAGTCATGCGAAGTAACCATAAAACCCATAGTAGGTGAATCCATAACATTATCCAAGACAGATCTTGATATGAAGCCCGGAGAAACGGCTTCGTTGACGTATACCATATCACCGGATAACGCCACAAGTAAAGATGTCATATGGAAAACTAGTGACCCTAAAGTAGCTTCGATATCCTATGGTGGCTTCACATCCAATGCCGAGATTACAGCAAAAGGCCAAGGTGAGGCAACAATCACCGTAAGCCTAAAGGATAACCCCAAGGTGTCTGCTACTTGCAAGGTCAAGGTAGGAGCGGCAAAGCTTGAAAGTATCAGCTTTGAGGAAAAAGAAAAGACAATCATACAAGGTGAATCAACCAAGTTAAATCTTGTGTTTACGCCTTCTTATGCTACTAATAAAAACGTACAATGGACATCCTCTAATAAGGATATAGCGGTCGTTGATAAGGAAGGTAACGTTACTGGAGTTCATTTCGGAGAATGTACGATAACCGCCAAAGCCGAGGATGGAGGATTTGAGACGGCTTGTAAGGTCATAGTAAAGCCTATTCCGGTAGAAAACATATCTTTTCCCTCACGTTACTATGATATCGAGATAGGAGGGGAAAAACAATTAATTGTAAATTTTACTCCGGAGAATGCGGGAAACCGTAATCTTACATGGTCTTCCTCTAATCCTATAGTCGTGTCTATTGACAAGACCGGAAAGGTGAAAGGGAATACGTCTGGAAGTTCAACAATCACAGCTACCAGCGAAGACGGTGGGCATAAGGCATCCGTAGAAATATATGTAGTTGAAATAGATCGTTTGATGAACGTGTACTTCCCTTCTTCATCCGTCGTTATTCTCAATGGATATTACACGGGAAGTATATCATGCGCTATCCGAAATAATAGTTCTCATGCCGTAAACCTAAGCAAATTCTACGTCGTTGAATCTAATACCTATAAGACAGTATTAGAGACTACGGATATGTCTATATTAGGAGAATTAAAGCCCGGAGAAACAAAAATTCTTAACGCTAGATTAAATTCGGTGTATGAGCCAATATTCCGTTGGGAGTTTGAATATAATGGAAATTCATATTCTACTTTTACTAAATATGGAGATAAGTAAGTTCTATTTTTGTTAATAGGTACTATTAAGTTATTTAAGCCCGTTCCGTCCTTTCGGTTCGGGCTTTTTTATTTCCTCCTACAACAAAATTACAACAATCCCGTCATTGTTTTTTTTAGGTCCGCTTGATTTTTTGTCATCCTCCTTATATGCGTGAACTTTGAGTTCATGATCGAGATTAAGGACATATCTGGTAGAGTCAAGTTGTCGGTATCGATAGAAACGGGTTCGGTACGTCGGTTTGAGTTGATGAAAGAGGACTATGTGAACCTCGTGTTCTCGTTGTCCGACCCGGTACAACTGGAGATCGGAGACAATATCGATTATGAAGGTAGCGTTTTCTGCGTAACTGGCAAGACATATCCGACATTCAACGCATCCACAGGCGGATACGACTATAGCGTGCGATTCGACTCGCATTATTACCGATGGAAGAATCATATCCTATTTTACGATAGGCAAGGTAACAAGGAAGCGTCATGGAGCCTTACACGTGCTCCGGAGGCCCACCTAAGCATTGTCGTATCCAATTTGCGATCTCTGGGATTCAGGTATAACGGTAAGGAGTACCAAGCCGTTGTCGATAGCTCCGTTGACGCTGTCGCCAAGCTCGTGCAATACGACAGCACGAATATCGTGGATGCCCTTACCAAGATTGCCGAGGCGTGGGAGTGCGAGTGGTGGGTAGAGGGTGACAAGATATATATAGGTAGGATAGAGCGTGGCGATCCCGTAGATCTGGAGATAGGTAGGCAGGTAGTGTCCATGCCAAGGAGCCAAAGCCAAGACCTGTTCGCCACACGCCTGTACGCTTTCGGCTCAACGAGAAATATCCCCTCGGGCTATCGCAAGGGGGAATCCGGTACGGTGGTGCAAGGGGTGGTGCAAAAACGCCTCATGCTTCCTAAGGGAACTCCCTACGTGGACGTGGTACAGGGATTGACCGAGGATCAAATAGTGGAGGCGGTCGTTATATTCGACGATATATACCCTCGTAAGATAGGTACGATAACCGAGGTGATACCGAAGGAGGTCACGGAGGAGGGCGAGGACGGGACATCGGAGACATTCACCGTCTACCGGTTCAAGGACTCGGGATTGTCCTTCTCCGAAGAATACGTGCTTCCCGGCAAAGAGCTTCGTGTCGTATTCCAGACGGGGCCGTTGTCAGGCATGGATTTCGCCTTGCGATTCAATCCGGAAGGACTGCCGGAGGATGATCCGGAGGCTCAGGTGTTCGAGATAGTCCGTAATGACTCCTATGGCCAGACATTGCCGGAAAGCCCTCTTATACCGGGGACGGGGAACAAATATATCCTATACAATTTTGACACGCAATACGTAAGTGACACCCTTATCCCGCAGGCGGAAGAGGAATTGCTGAGAAGGACGATAGAGTATAAGGCTAAGGTCGTGTCGGACCCTTCCACTTACACATGCGTCCTTAACTCATACTACGCTTCCGGCTACGATGAGAATAATGGTATATTGAACCCGGAAAAGGCGATTGATCTATCCGTAGGACAGCGTGTCAGGCTTATCAATAAGGCCTATTTTGAGAATGGGCGGGAATCTAGGGTATTGGGTTTCGAGAAAAAGCTTGATATCCCATATGATTCGCCTTCCTATACGGTAGGAGAGAGCGCGGCTTACTCCCGGTTGGGGGAATTGGAGCGTAAGTTGGAGAATATCCAATATAAGGATAACACGTACGTCAACCAAGGTAGTGGTTCTTTCGGGGTGTATATCATAAAGAAAGAGGATACTACCGCCGCCTCGGACGAGAATGTTTTCTCCGCTCTGCGGACATTATATGAGATAAACAAGGTAAAACAGGATAACGACAAACGTTACCTTCGTAAGGACATTCCCGATATCGCCCATGAGGATATTTTATTCGACAAAAAGATAGGCTCCTCCATCTTCCTCGACGGCATGGACGGCAAGGGCTGGGAGATCAAGGCCGATGGTTCCGGTATCATGGAGGCGTTGAAGGTGCGTTCCGACATATACGCTGGCAACAAGATCGGCTCCATATCGTTCGCCCCCGGCTTCACCGGCTGGGGCACGGAGATAGACATCCCCACGGCCACGGGAACCTTTGACAACATATTCGCTAGGAAGACCTTCACGGCCTACGAGATAGTGTATTCCCAGATATATGCGTTGGGCGGCAACCAGATCGTGTCCGATATCAACAAGATCGGGAGGGTCGAGAGGCTGTCCGATCGTTGGAGATGCTACATGGACGACATGGACGGTCTCATGCTGATGAACCTCAGGGAAGGTGACGGAGTGAGGATACAGAGAAGGAACGGTATCACGTCCACTAAATATCTATTCGGTCGCTGTATCGGTATCTCATCCGACTATTTCGACGTGGCCTACCCGCTAATAGAGGGTACCGGCGAGCCAGAGGCGGGGGATTTCGCCATGCGTTGGGGTAACGACAGGGATACCACCAGACAGGGCCTTATCTATCTGACATCGGCGGATCAAGGAGCGCCGTTCATCGCCGTATATGACGGTATCACGGGCGTTTCCACGCAAGACACGCTGAAGGCCCAGCTAGGCAACCTCTCCATGATCCGTACCAAGAACGGTACGCAACTGAAGGGTTACGGGGCTTACCTGAACGGGATCTATATAGAGAACTCGTCCATATACCTCGATAACGGCATGACCGTGGAACAACAGTTCTCAGTGATGAACGGGGAGCTGAGGAGCGAGATCGAGGGGGTGAGGAACGACATGTCTCTGGAATCCGGGAATATACTTGTCAATTCCACGTTCGGGAAGGACACGAATTATTGGCGGTCGGAGAACGAGGTCCATTTCATTAACGTCGGGGGCGACCTGTTATGGATAGGCGGCGCTTTCTACTCGGAGAAGAGAGAGGTGGCGGACATCTACCGTGACGGTGAGCGTAACGTACTCCGTCTGCTGGGGACTACTATATACCAGTCAAACGCCAACATGAAAGGCGATAAGGCGGCTGGGACCTACTCGTACGCCTTTTTCTACAAGGTCATGAGACGAGGTGTTTTGACGGTGGGTTTCGCCGGGCAGGAGTTGTACGACTCCTTGACCCTCGATCCGTCCGACGAGTACGTCAAGCTGTCAAAAGCCGGCAAATGGGACGGTACCGGGGATTTCCGGATCGGATTCACCGGCGAGATATTGATATACGGCGTGTCGTTGTTCAACGACCGGTTGGCCGATGCCGTGATAAAGCTTGAGACGCGGATATTACAGACAGAGGAGTATATCAAGTTGCTGGCCACGAAGGAGTACGTGGACTCGGAGACCGGTGCGATATATACCAAGTATGACGCTGAGTTGTCGGTCATGGCTGAGGAGATATCCGCCCGTGTGACGGAGGAGCAATTCGCCACGGCGCAAGAGGCCATAACGCTGGCCAATAACGCCGCCAAGGCCGCCCAGACCGCCGCCGATAACGCTAACCAGTCCGTGACAAGCCTGAACACCTACGTTGACGGCGCTTTCGCCGACGGTATCATAACGGAGGCCGAGGCCAAGGCCATAGAGAAGTACCTGAATACGGTGAACACGTCCAAGGACAGCGTGACCGCCACTTATACTAAGCTGTATTCCAACACTTACCTTGACGGGGCGGCCAAGACCGGTCTTAAATCGGCCAAGGATGTCTTGGACTCGTCTATAAGCGCCTTGATAAGCAGTATCAACACGGCCATAGCGGACGGAAAGACCACGGCCTCGGAGAAGGCCGACGTGGATAAGAAATTCGCGGCCTTCAACACTGCCATGTCCTCGTTCGAGAGCGCCGTGGAGACGGCGAACAAGTATATACAGGACAAGTTGAAGGACTATACCGATACGGCGACAAACCAAGTGAAGGTGAAGCTGGAGTCGGACTTGTCGGTACAGGCGGGACAAATCACGGGTATCTCCACTAGGGTGGACAATATAAGGAATGAGATAGACACGGCGGGATGGATCAACACTACGCAGGGAAATACGTTGTTCGCCGCCAAGAGCTTGGAGAACGGCGATAATATCATATCGTATATCAACCAGACGGCAACCACCACCACGATCAAGGCGGAGAGGATTGACCTTGTTGGTGTGGTAACTATATCAATGCTTGATAGTAACTTGCGTGATACTATTAATGACACAGTCTTTGATGTAAATAAAGCTTCCGATATAACGAGTGCTTTCTATCGGTTTAGTAACGATGGCATGAGTTTGAATCGTAGGATAGAGGTTGGTTCCGGTTCTATTGATAATCTCTCCGTGAAAGGAGGCATTTCACCAGATGTAAATAACGTATGTTTTTGGACTGGAGGTACATATGGACAAGCCGTGAATAATGAAGCTAAGATTGTCTTACGGCATGATGGGTCAGGATTCCTAGCTAATAAGAATATCTCTTGGAATACATCTGGAGATTTAAGTATAATAGGCAAAATACAAACCTCAGATAATGGGAATAGAATCATAATAGACCCATCGACGAGAAGTATTCGTATGATTAATGATAAAAACTCCTTAACAGGAGAGATCTTGTTTAATGATATGACTGGATATCAGTCATTACCTGCATTCCATATTTATATGAGAAACGCATCTTCAGGTGTCTCCAATTATCGAGTTTCCATGGGATATTTCGGATTTGGATCTTACGATAATGGAGGAAATGTCTTGTTTAATATCTCCCCATCGGGATTAATGACATTTCCGTATATGTCAACAGTAGATCCAAAGGTGAAAGGAGCTATATGGCGGGATGGGAATATGCTTAAAATATCTTTGGGATAATATTAACAATTAAAATACAGTAAATCATGAAAGTAAATTTCAACAAGAATCTAAAAAACTTCGATGGAACAGACATGAGGGACAATTCCGGTGAAGTGAAGGTCATCAAGGACGTAGTATGCTCTAGGCTTTACTCTTCCGGCGATGATATGAACGAGGACGAGAAGTACGAGCTTTACAAGCTAATGACAAGGATCTACGCCGCCGATGGTGAGATGGACATCAGCGACAAGGAATCCATATTAATAAAGAAATGTTGTAACAGGACGTTGACCTCCGGAGCTTTCGGTCAGATCTTTGAACTTTTAAACGTGTGATACCATGGAGATAACGAGCGACACAAGGACGATAAACGGCTACTCGGAAGTAGCCGGTATCAAGATACAGTATTCCGCCTCGGTCAAGACAGATGAGCGGATAGACCGGATAACAGGCTCTTTTATCAAGGACGGGGTACGTGTGGGATCTCTTGCCTACGAGCGTAACGGGCAGTTCTTCATGTCGGTGGACAAACCCGGCGTGATAACGAGCAAGGAGGATGCGGTGGCCGTAGCCACTCAATTCTTCAACGACACTTACGAGATGTTGAACAGTCAAGAGGGAGGGTAACATGGAAAGCATCATCCTATCATCGGGCACCGAGGTAACCCCCGAGGACATCCAGAAGATAGCGTCGGCGGTCAACGACCTCTTGCTGACGACATCGAAAGACCCGGGGCAGTACGAGGAGGCCGATAGCCTGCAAGGTATATCGTCCTTGCCGGTGTTCAGGCAATCCGGATCGGCCTACGATCTCGTACGTGTGGCCATATCCTTGTTGAGGGGCGTTGACGGGAAACAGATCGTCTTGCAGGTCACCGCAGATTACATACAGTGGCGTTACGAGGACGGGATGTGGCAGAACCTCATACCGCTCGCCGACTTGAAGAGGCCGGCCACGGAAGCCGCCGCCGATGTGCGTGAGAGGATGGACGCTATCGTGAGCGAGGTGAACGCCTTGAAGACCCAGTTCGAGAACGACGTGAGGCACGCCTTGGAGAGGGCGGACGCGGCAACCGAGAAAGCGAACACGGCGGCTGAGAACGCCAAGTCGGTGTCTGACCACCCGGGCTATATCGGCGATGACTTCCATGTTTACACGTGGGATTACGCTACCGGGGCCTATATCAAGACGGACAGGATACTGAAACCGGAGGCGTTCACGATCTACAAGGTCTATAAGTCCGTCTCGGCTATGGAGGCGGACAAGTCTAGCGTCCCGGAGGGGAAGTTCGTCATCATCAACACGGGCAGCGTGGAGGAGGAGGATACCGGAAAGCTGTATCTGAGGACATCGACGGGCTACGACTATATCGTGGACGTTTCCGGTATGAGAGGCTTCACCGGGAAGACCCCGCAATTCTCCATAGGCACCATAACGGCGGGAACGTATCCTTCCGTCTCGTTGTCCGACGGGGGCACGGACACATCCGGCAACCCCGTATACAGGATGAACTTCGTGTTGCAGAGAGGCCCTAGGGGATTCTCCCCCAAGATATCGATAGGGAAGGTGACGACCGGTCTCCCGGGAACGGCGGCCCAAGCCACGATAACCGAGAAGGGAGAGACCGAGGAAGGGGTACCATTGGCGGAATTAGATCTTACCATCCCGCAAGGACAGGACGGGGCGGTGGTCGGCGTATACAAGACAAGGGAGATCGACCATGTTCCGGGAGCTAACGACGTGACCTACGAGGAGGGCGGCGAGACCAAGAGCTACCCTATAGGCGGTGAGGTCTATCTAAGGGAGGCTCCCGGAGACGTTACGTTCTACAAGCTCCACGACATAGTGGAGGGTAAGGCCATATGGGAGGAGTCTTCCGGTGCCGCCTTGCCGGGGAACGTCTACTTGACCGGGGCGAATTACTACAATGAATCAGTAACAATTATAGATAAAGGGATATTATCATGAGCAAGAGAGGAGCTTACGTATACCAACAGATAGAGCAGTCCACCGCCGAGTGGACGGCTGACAGCACCATATACCCGCCGTCGCTATGGCTTTTCGAGCGGTTGGCGAACGGCAATTTAAACATGAAGTTCTCGGACGGTATCCATACGCACGCCGAGCTTCCATTGATGATGCAAGACATCAAGGTGAGGATAAAGACTAACACGGATACGGAATACGTCTTGGAGATAACCTCCGCTGAGGGAACCATAACCACGCCTAACTTGCGTGACCATTACGACGATACGGATATCCGGAATCTGGTCACCGGTCTAAGGACGGACATTGATAAGTTAAAGCCCGTTGTCACATCCACCCCGTCTAACGGACAGATAACCATAACGCCGGACAAGGCAAAAAATGACGATCCGGACGTGTCGATAACGCTGGAGACCAAGGGGGACAATGATAAGTCGCTGATGGCCGACGGCAAGTACCGCAAGCTGCCCGTGTACGGCAGGAACCTGTTGCTGGGATCGGGGAAGGAGGTGAGTAACTCGAATTACAATATCGCTGATTATTGGCTAACTGAACCGATATCTAAAGGAACACAAGTAACATTGACTATTTTTGGAGAATTGGGTGATGATAAGGAAATGTTCACTATATATAACTCTACTGGTGCAGTAGGTTCTATGGCTCAGTTCAGTAAGGCTGACTTTGTGAATGGGAAGGCCAGTAAGACTTTTAAATGGATTACTAATATCGGAGATGCAGTAGCTGATAATACACATATGGTTGTATTTAGTTCTCCTAAAACTGGCACATCAACTTCCACCATCCATAAGATTAAACTTGAATATGGTGACATTTCGACCGAGTGGTCTCCAGCTTGGGAAGATATACCAGATCTAGAAGAAAGGTACGCATATGGTGTTGAGTGGGATACTGCATCATCTAGTCCTGATGGTGTTAGAGTAGGTAATATGCAATTGCATAGGGAGTTGCCGGTGCAGAGTAAGATGAGAAGGTGTCTTTTGGATAGAGATGGTGGAGTTAAAGAATATTTGGATAATGAGCTTTCATGGGGTGGAAGCTATTTGGATTATGCCGTTATGACAGAGATACCTAAACATTGGTATAAATTGTATTTTAATGGCACTAAATTTAGGATGATGTTGTCCGAAATTCCATTACCTGGGTATAAACATGTAGATAAGTTCTATATCTCAACATATGAAGCCAGAATGTATAGAACCGATAATTTATTATGTTCGGCGGCTGGAGCTAGTGAATTAAGTGATCCTAATTCAACTAATTTTAGAGGTGGCGACAATACCGCTGAATGGGATGATACCTACCGTTCCCTACTCGGCCGCCCCGTCACCAACCTCACCCGAGACCAATTCCGGCAAGCCGCCAGAAAGAGAGGCAGCGGTTGGGAAATGTACACCTACAACGCCCACAAGATCCTGTTCTGGCTATTCGCCGTCGAGTACGCCACGCTGGACAGCCAGAAGCCTTTCAACGCCCAGAAGGACGCTAACGGTTTCGCCCAAGGTGGCCTAGGTCCGGGACCGACGCAAATGACGGATTGGACTAACTTCAACAACGCCAATCCCCTTATCCCATGCGGCTATACCAGCGAGTTCGGGAACGGCTCGGGAGAGAAGGCATATGTCGTGAAGAACGCCTCCGGCGGTACTCACGCCACGTTGATGGCTAACAGGTATCGTGGTATAGAGAATCCGTTCGGTCATATCTGGAAATACACTGACGGGGCCAATATACAGGTCACCACGGGCGATGCGGGATTATCCATATTATGGACTACCGATGACCCGTCGAATTTCAGCGACACCTCTTACACCGGCTATGACAAGAAGGGCAATATCTGCCGTACAAACGGTTATGCCAAGAAGATGTTGCTTGGGGAAGATGGCGATATAGTGGCCACGGAGGTTGGCGGTAGCTCCTCTACCTACTGGTGCGACTACTATTACACCAACACATCGGCTAACCGCATGCAGGTGGTGCGGGTGGGCGGTGGCGCGGACGACGGGTCGTATGCGGGCCTCGCTAGCGTGTATACGCATTTTGCGCCTTCCGATGCGTCTCGTAACATCGGTTCGCGCCTTTGCTTTTTCCCCGAATATCGTAAAACGTCGGCGTAGCCGCACGTATCACGTCGGGAATTTTTTTTGTGTAATGATTAAATAACAAGATATGAAAAGAACATATAGCGACACTATACCGATCACTATAGAAAAGGACGGTGACGGATCCTACCTGTACCGGTGGGACGTTAGAGAGGAGAGAAGGGAGATGGGTGACGATATGGCCCCCGTAATCTCCTATAGTTACAACGAGGTCAGGGTATGGCCCACGTTGACGGCCAACAAGATATTGGAGGCCTGTATCAACGCCCTATGGGACAAGGACGTGGAGCAAAAGAAGCTGAACGACTACAACGCCGCCCAGCTAGGCATACTGGACTTGTCATACGTGGAGTCTTATAAGACGTTCCTTAACGAGAGGAAGGCGTTGAAAGACCGTGTGGATAGCGATTTCGCCGAGTGGGAGGCGGCGAGAGAGGAGGAGAGCGTTGTGGTTTTATAACTAAATAAAAAAGGATCGGAAGAATGGATAGATACATCCCCTACCTGCTAGAAGCGGGCAACTGGTTAAAGACAATGGCGATAGCCGCCGTGGTGACAATGCTAGACTTCATGTCTCCAATCGAGAACTTCTTGGTCGTGATCCTATCGTTGGCCTTCATAGACACGTTCTGGGGGCTGGCCGCGGATCACGGGGATTTCCGGAAGAGCAAGTTCATCCGTAGCTGGGTGTACATGCTTGTGTATTTCTTGATCATAATCATCTCGTTCTGGATAGGCGTGATGATGGATATATCGAAGGATAACGCCAAGGCTTTCGTATCTTGGATCACGTGGGCGATGATATGGTTTTACGGGACCAATGTCTTGAAGAATATGGGTAAGGTATTCCCGGATAACAAGGTGATAGCCTTCTTGTATTGGGTTGCCGCCGTAAAATTCATTAGTAAGGTCAACTTCTTGGATGAGTTCAATAAGACTAAGGATAGAAAAGGCTCCCCAAATCCAAAAGGATAGGGGAGCTGGATGTAAAAACGCCTCTGTCACGCCTGTCACAGGTTATGATAGAGGAACAAGGTTAACAAAGCGCATAAAAGTATAAAAAATAATTGATATGAGAACGATTAACAGGAAAATCAACTTGATCGTGATCCATTGTTCGGCCACTAGGGTAGATAAGGATTATACCCCTGAGCAATTAGAGAGAGACCACAAGGCGAGAGGATTCAACTCCGCGGGTTATAACTATTATATCCGGAAGAGCGGGGAGATAGTATCTATGCGTCCATTGGAATTGATTCCGGCTCATGTGACCGGATATAACAAGAACAGTATAGGAATATGCTATGAGGGTGGTCTTGATCCGGACGGGAATCCGGATGATACACGTACGGAGGCACAGAGACAGTCGATTATAAGGCTGTTGTTGGATTTGGTCGTACAGTTCCCGGATAGTAGGATCTGCGGTCATCGTGACCTATCCCCGGATCTTAACGGTAACGGTAAGATTGAACCGGACGAGTGGATGAAGATGTGTCCATGTTTTAATGCCGAGGAGGAGTATCGCAATATATGAAACCTTGGCAAGTAATATTAATACTAGTGTGCTTGGTAGCCAGTTTCACGGCTGGCTACCATATCCGGGGGGATGTGGCTAGTGATTCGATATCCAAGACCGACACGTCCGCCAAGGTGGATACGATACATGACAGCATCCCGTACCCGGTCTATGAGACACTGGTACAAACAATACCTGAGCCTTTTCCTGTCTACATTACATTAGACGGTGATACGATTAAGGAACCTATATATGTCCCGGTGCCGATAACCAGCAAGGAGTACAAGACAGATGATTATCGGCTGTCAATATCCGGCTATAAGCCTAATCTTAATTACATCGAGGTTTATAGAAGGACTGAGTATATAACCAAGACAATGAATCCACGTAGATGGGGAATAGGAGTTATAGCCGGTTATGGGATCGGTAAGAATGGCTTGTCACCCTATGTCGGGATAGGTGGGTTTTATAGAATTTGGTGAGGCTTCCATGGCTCACGCCCGAGAAACCTCTGATAATAGAATGAATGCGTTATATGAATAACAAGGGCTGACGTTTTTTGTTCATGATTAATTTAATATTAGTTTGATGGTGACTTCGTGAGAACGAACCGGAAAGGGAAGATAAAGAAAAAAGAATCTTCCCTAAATAATCGGATCGGAAGTTTGATTATTTTTTCATGCCACGCACGACGGGAAGATTCTTATATGTCTTTCTGCCGTGCATTTTTTTGCCCGGCTTAATAGTAAAACAAACCACGAAATAAAAAGTTTATGAATAAGGTGGAAATTTTTTACAAAAAAGTGATAGAGGCAGTCTGCAAGGAGTGCGGGACCGATCCGGTAATGATGTTTAGCAACAACAAGGAGAGGAACGTTGACGCTAGGGGATTACTTATCGTCATATTGACTGAGAGAAAATTCAGTGAAAGTCTGATATCGGATCTTACAGGATTGACACAACAGGCTGTCAACAGGTTGAAGAATATCTATCCAGACCGTATCAATAGGAGCTACTTCTTACGTGGAGTTTTAAGTTACATAAAGGAGGAATTAGCTGGTTCGTTATAATATCTACAAAAAAACAGCTAAATTATATACAATATTTCTTTGAAATTATATATCTTTGCGTCAAACAAAAGTCACTGTTGCCGCAGTGACTGTTTGCCAACGATATACGTTTAAATAAATTTTGAATTATGAGTGCAAATATAGTAGAAAAGGACGACAAGCGAAGATCTATAACGAAAGAATTTGCTTATGGCGTGTTAAAAGATTGCATTGGAGGTATGTTTACCGCATATTTCAAGGCAATAGATAAATTTAATGTAGAGATAGACCAGACAATACCGGAAGCTCGTGTAAGGCTTTACTCTACATTGCTTAATGCTAAATTAGTAGAGAGTTTTATATTGACATTCCCTGATAATTGGACTAATGGCAAGTATGGGCGTGTGATATTCCGATGGGATGATGTTCAGATCATAATAAAGAAACTCAACGCCAAAGGAAAGCCGTCTTATATACCAACGTTGCTGTCAGATAAGATATTAAGTCAATATCAATCGGATTTGTTTGAAGGTGATGATTCCGCCAAGGCCGAACCTGTTCTTATTTTTGGATACACCAAGGACAAAATGGGACAACTCGTCGATCCTAGAATCGTATATTTCGACAATGATGTTAAATGGGAACTGACAAAGGATGATGTATTGATGAAGCCTGTAACTCATGATATCGTTGAGGATATAGAGGTTCTTATCAAGAAGAGAGGAGAAAGTAAATCTGAATAATAATAAATTGTATATCGTTGGCTATTAAAATATATCAATATTATGGATTATAGACAATTAACTATAGCGAGGGAATATAGGGGATTTACTCAATCCAAGCTCTCCGGTATGATAGAGGGATTGTCTCAATCTAATCTTTCTAAATACGAGAAGGGGCTAGGTACATTATCAGATGATCTTGTCCGTAAGATAATGGAGGTATTGGATTTCCCTATAGGATTTATGGATATATCCGTAGGTAATGATTACGAGAAGAGCTTTAGAAAAAAAGCGAGGCTTAAAGCCATGGATAAATGCCATATCGAGAGATTTGTGGATCTTTTATCTTACAGCGTTGATTATATGACCTCTGATTTGGAGATTCCGGACTATAATTTCCCGAACATAGACATAGAGAGTGGGGTAACTCCGGAGGAGATAGCCATGCATCTAAGGAATAAATTCAGGTTAGGAATAGAACCAATTAATAACATCATAAATTTCTTGGAGAGAAACGGTGTCATAGTTTATGAGTGGGATTGTGAATATGATGATTTCGATGGGGTTTCTTTGATAACCAGAGGAGGCAATCATTTGATTGTTCTCAACAAGAACATGAGTAATGACCGTAAGAGAAGATCGATTGCTCATGAGCTGGGGCATACGATAATGCACAATGATCCAGATATGTTTATTGTATCATCAAGGGACAAGGAGGAGGAGGCTGATCGTTTCGCCTCGGAATTTTTAATGCCTAGGCGTGGCATAGAGTCCTCTTTGCGTGGTATCAAGTTCTCGGATTTACCCGTCCTTAAATCATACTGGAAAGTCTCCATGATGTCTATTGTCGTAAGAGCCAGAAGATTGAATTGTATAGATGACTCTAGGTATAAATATTTTGCGACGGAGATAAGTAGACGTGGATGGAGGCTCAAAGAGCCATATGACGTGCGTCTTGACGAGTCTGTGGTAGTAAGCAAGATGTATACGGCTATGTGTGATGGTTTGGGATATGATATGAAAACCTTGTCGGATGCGATGAATATCCCCTCTGATGTCACTTCCAGCATATTCCTGCCAAAAAGAAAAAATAGATTTTGGATTTCGGTTTAATAAATAATACCATATTACTAAAGCTCAAGCGTCCGTATAAGATATTATGCGGGCGCTTAAATTTTTACAGCAAACTCACAATGATCTAACAACAAGATATTTAATATACAATGGACTTCTCATGATTTTTGTCGTGTCCGGTAATGGTGCCGGATTAACGACAAAAATTAAAGATAATGGATAGAAATTATTTTATCGGTACTCCCGAAGGAGGTAATTCCGGTGGAAGTAAGTTTGACATCATGGCCTTTCTCCCGAGCTTGATGGGCGGTGGTGGAAAATCATTGGACCCCAATTTGGTAGCGGCTTTGATGAACAATAAGGGCAATCAAGACGCTTGGGGCGGTGGTGGTTGCTGGTGGATCTGGATCATCCTCCTGTTCTTCGTATGGGGAGGCTGGGGTGGCAACGGCTTCGGCAACAACGGGGCTAACGGATTACCGGCTCAACTGAACAATGACGCTGGTCGTGAATTGTTGATGAACGCTATCCAAGGAAACGGAACGGCTATCAGCCAATTGTCATCTTCCTTGAATTGCTCAACCCAACAATTACAAAACGCTATCTGCCAGATCCAAGGACAGATCCAGAGCGTGGGTAACCAAGTAGGCATGAGTTCCCAACAAATCATTAACGCCGTCCAAAGTGGTAACAATCAATTATTGAGCCAGATCGCCGAGTGCTGCTGCACGGTTAACAACAACATCACTAAGATGGGCTACGAGAACCAATTGGCTAGCTGCAACCAGACAAACACGCTGGTGAATACGATGAACAACAACACGTTGACTCTCCGTGACTCAGGTCTGCAGAACACCCGTGATATCATCAACGAGGTTCGTGATTTCAAGAACTTGTATCAACAAGACAAGATGGATCGCTTGACGGCGGAGAACCTAGCCTTGAAAGGACAGATCTCCCAAAGCAACCAGAACGCCTATTTCGCCGCTACTCTACAGGCGCAGACCGCCCCTCTAGGTAACGCCTTGGGTGATTTGAGCTCAAGATTGGCCAAGATCGAGTGTAACCAGCCGGAGGTGGCAAAGGTTCCTTACTCCCCCGTGGTAGGCATACCCACTTGCGTGGCCGCCCAGTACGGATTAGGCCTAGGTCTCGGTAACTGGGGAAACTTCGGCAACGGATGGGGATAATGAGTTAATAACCTAAAAATAAAGAGTTATGGCATTCATTAGTCCTTTCATAATGGCGAACAAGAACGGTATCCCACGTTTGGAGAGCACGGGCGTTACGGTCGGGACGACCAACGTTCGTTTCTCCTTCCGCAATCACCCGTTCCTGTCAGCCCCGTTTAGCGGGTTGATCTTGTTCCGTCTGGCCCAGCCTATCCCGGCTGGTACTACCGGGACGTTGCCGGTAGTGTTTGACACGAACGGCTCCACGCAGGCGCTAACGACCATTAACGGCGCAGATGTCACGGCATCCGATATAACCGGCACCGGAATCTACTTGTGTTACTATGAGTCGGGCAATAATACGCTCCAGATAATGACGGGAGTGGTGTGATAGAGTATCAACGAGAGACCGGAGCGATCCGGCTCTCATAAAAACCAAGAAATATGTTCAAGAATCAGAGACAAGGGAATCCTTTATATATCCTTCATAAGGGGAATACGCCTTTTTGTGAGGTTGGAAGCATAGTCAGCGTGTCCCCTCCGAGACCGGAGAATCCAAATTTCAATATGTATGGTCCGCAAGCTAAAATCGTGGTGGACATAAAGGCCAAGGTAGGTGAGGACAACGTCAGCTTCTCTAACGTCTTATCCGACGTTACCATTACGGATTACCCCACTACAAATGGGGAGAAACTGGTTGTGTCATGCGATCTAGGTGCCCTGAATACGGAGATCAACGCCATGATGCAGCAAAGCCGACAGGCACTTGACAGCATCGATTACCATAAATCCGTGATTGAGGGGTGCGAGAAGATGCTGGTAATACTGAACCCTGAGTTTGCCCGGGAGAAGGAGAGGGAGAGTGAGATCGCTAACATGAGAAACGAGATGTCCGATCTGAAGGAGGCTAACGCAAGGTTGGTTGCCATGATGGAGCAACTTGTCGGTTCCGTGAACGGTAATAATAACAAGAATAAAAAAACAGAGTGATATGGGAACATATAGCAGAAAACTGAGAGAGCTGATCGAGGAATTCGACGCCATGGAAGACGAGGATATGTTAGAACTGGCGAAGGAGGCCTATAAGCTTGGCTGTAAGGAAGGGAAGCGGAAGGCCATGGAAGGCTATGGCAACCGCATGGAGGAAGACGATGACGATGAGTTCGAGGACGACGACGAGTTCCGTGAGATGTGGGAGCGTGGCGGCTACGGCAACCGTGGCGGCGGTCGTGGATCATCCGGTGGCGGTTATGGCAATCGCCGTGGGGTGCCGGGCACCGGACGCTACTCGAGACGATATCGTAGATAACCATGAGGGGGGACCGGTTTCCCCCTCCTAAAAAACAGAGGAATATGAGACTAGATATGTATGATGATTTCCCTTCCGGCATGCGATCCTACCTGAAGGCGTATGGCTGGCATTTCTCCAAGGCCATGTGCGATTGGGCCGTATCCATGATGGAGAAGGAGGACGGAAACGGGAAGAAGGTCAAGATAACCCCTTTCACGAAGGAACAGGTTGATGAGATGCTGAAGAAGTATAGCGTGGACGTGAAGAAAAAGGGTGGATACGATTATGTTTACGCCGCCAACATGTGCAAGGCCGATTACCTTGGCTCCTCAGTGCCTAACGAGCAGTACGCCGCTCTTTATGTCAAGAACGTCTGCGACGATCCGGACGCTTACGACGGGATAGTGTTCACCCGGTTCTACGCTGATTGCATCGGGTCCGGCACGCCTATAATCTGGGAGGAGATGATGTGATGGGAGGCTGGGGCTACATACTGAGGATCTTGAAGGGAGAGTCCCCCAAGGACGTGCTGGCGAGTATGCCGGATAAGGATTTTGACAAGGTATCCGAGGTGGTGGGCAATCTCAAGGCTACCAATCTCACCCGGCAACAAAGGAGGAGGATAGAGCGGGAGTTCAAGACGGTAAGGAGATGATACGACGGGATTACCATATCAAGAGATACGATTGGGTGATCCACGTGCTGTATAACGTCACGTGCTCGAGGACATCCGATATCATAGCCCTATTGAGGAGGGTCGGTTGCCCGGAAAGCAAGATACGGGAGGCTTATGGCAATATGGGGTCGTGCAATCTGGACGTGGGACTTACTTATTCCAACTACCGGCGAAGGGAATCCGTCATGGTGATAGGCCGGACCTCGTCTTACAGGGAGTTCTCTAATTCGTTGTTCCACGAGTGCCGGCACTTGACGGATCATATGTCCTTGGCCTTGGATCTGGAGATCGGAGGGGAGCCTATCGCTTACTTGGCTGGCGATATAGGAGCCTTGATGTCCGATGAGATAAGGATGTTCATTTGCGATTGCCATCGTCACAGGAACGATATAAACGATGAGTTATGGGAAAGAAAAAAGAAGATAAAAAGAAAAAGGAATCCGTAAGACGGGAGATAGACCGCCTCACGGATTCCTTGGATTTCGAGCCTGTCAACTTCTATGAGGTGATGGCTCGGATACGGCACTTGATGTGCCTGTTATAATGAATCTGTCTCAATGACGGATTTAAGAGATATGGGGTCGTCTTCCCACGTTAAGTATTTACCTGTTAATTTATAAATACTGCCTTTTGGAAGTATGATCGCCGAGTTGTGATCCTCGACGGAAAAATATTCCTCGTCATGCGCCGATCTCTCGTCCGTCCATACCTCTCCTTGCCGCACTGGGAAGTTATCAAGAATAACCTCGTCACCATTCTTGTTTACGGCCAAGAATACTATTGTTTGCTTGCCTAACTTCATATTCTATTTCTTCAAAACATTCATGTAGTGGCTTAAATTGTAAGCCATGTTTTTGGGGATTTGTCAACAGTTCCTTGTAGGCTTGACTGTTTCATGTGATAATACCATAAATTCATTATTCTTTAATTATGAGCCTTCATGAGAAGGCTCGGTTAATACTATTCCTCTAGATCGGGAATATGGCACCAATGGGTAATGCCTAATCTTTCTTCATTAACCTTTATTCCAGTTTCCCATTCGCCTAAAGTTGATAGATAGCAAATAAGATAACCATACGCTCCTTTAGTTATAACTGTGATATGTGCTTCCGGCAATCGTTCCTTCACGCTTACCCAGGGGGATTGCTTTGCCTGCCATTCGGCACCGGCTATAAAGCCGTGGTAATATGCAGGGAATGCACTACCGCTACTCCTGCTTTCAGCGAAGAAATGAGCCGCTTCTTCTACCGTCTGTCTCTTATCAATATCTCTTTCCATTGTTAATGCTTATTGTTTAAATATCCACATTCCGCAAGCTTACAGAGCATACCATAGGCTACATTTAAGATTGTTACATTCTCGTTGAAATAGAACGATAAATCCTCTAACACCTCAAACTTACCAAATAAATCAATTTTATCATATCTGAAAATCATTTCTGATATGTACCAATTCAATGTATAGTCATCTATCTGTTTTGGCATGAGAGCCAACATATCTTGCAAGGTAAATGTCTTGCCACTCTCATTATACTGTTTAGCATAAAAATTAACACAGACTGGTATAAACTCGATTTCATCATCTTCGCTATAATCACAACTTGGATGGGTGCTTATAAACTTCATGCTTGCACTGCTCACGTCAATACCTAATTTAATAAGGTGTTGCATTTGTTCTACTGATAATACCTGTTCATTCATAATCATTCAGTTCTATAGGATTTACCACTAAATTTCTCATCGCCATCTACCAATATATGATAACTGATATAAGGCTTGTTCTCTTTATCGTTATGCTCTTTGCGCTTAACTCTCGCTTCTTCGATTGTATCACATTTACACATGGTGTATTCGGGATAACCATAGAAGTATCTTACGACTCTATATTCTTTGCTCATATTTATTTATCTGTTAGGAATTTCTTATTCAAGTGACCTCTCTTGATGAGCCACTCTATAGCGTCAATCACATTGTCCATCAAGTTCTCCTTGTTGAAGGAGTTTGCGCAAGTATAAGTCTTGTCGCCTTCCTCATCCTCGATCTTGTCCGATGCGTACATGAGTTCAACGAAATTTCCGGATAGGTAATAAATCATTCCGTCTATATCGTCTTGGTACGATTTTGGCATCATGTCTATTAAAGCCGATAGAGACCAAGCCGGGAATGCCATATCTTGACCCACGTGCCCTTCAATCCTTCTATATTCAAATGCGACCGGACATTCGAACTCGTCAAGATACATGTCCGCCGTCTTCGGGTTCACCCCGGCCTCTAATAGCCGGGATGATTGTTCTTTATTCGTGCAAATCTGATTCATATCATCTAAAACTTGGCATTAATATTACATTTATCCCATTCTCGAACCTAAACAGGTTAGGTTCAGATGAAGGGTTCGAAACAAGAACACAAGAGGTGATATCAATAAGCTTCATGAGATTTATCATTTTAAGCACACGCCCGGATTTAAAAGGATTCCCGTGTATGTCAATGTCATATTGGGGATCTTTTATCATTTCCTCAGTCTCGCCTAAATGACCATTTCCACGACATACGGGGCATTCCTCCTCTTCTGTATAGATTATATCATCAAAACAAAACTCATAATCAACCATCCCGGTACCTGCGCAAGCATCGCACTTATACGTTTCATTTATCATCGGAACGTCATCGTACAATTCCTTCAACCAAGACAATTCTATGATCTCATGGCATTCTTTCCTTATATTCAACACAGATGATACATCTGGCTTGTCTTGATACGGATACCTAAGACCTATCAAGGATATAGGTATTGTTATAAGCGTGATAGCGTCAGTGGCACATACCATGTCCCCTTGCTTGAACGCTTGGTTTAATGCTGGTCTATACTTGTCGTTACCGACAAATAAATTGAGGATTTTTGTTTCATTTTTCATATTTACCCCTCCTGAATAATTGTGCATTCTATCTCTTCGTCCCATGTTACATCCACCGGATCGTACTCATACTCTCCATCGGACGTGCGGATCATTACCTCCGCTTCCGGGTCTTGCTCTTGTAATAGAGCGATTAGTTCTTTATTTCTCATGCTAATTTTCTCCTGTTGATTTAAGGGGGTATCCCTTGGACGGAATACCCCGGGTAAGTATTAGTTCTGCTCTGCGAGTTTCTTGAACTCCCCTAGCAACATATAGATCGTGGCGATATCGTCCTTGAAACGATCCACCGTTTCCTCGTTGATGCACCATGAGTAATTGAATACAAGGTCTGTCAATTGTTCGCACATTTCCGATGGATTGATAACCTTGTTAATGAACTCGTTGAAGGACGTGAAATCGTATTCTTTAGCCTGCATAGTTCAACTCCTCCATCTTTGAAAATCCCAATACTAGCATAAGAGAATCGAATTTGTCCACATACCACTCCGGTTGAGTTTCCTTCGGGTTGTTCTTGTTTATCTGATTCTCTCCGTATTCGAGTCCTTTCTTGGATATGGAGTTGAAATATTTGATCTTGCCTTTAGATGATTTACGTGATATACGTTCGATATATCCTAGCTCGATAGCCCTTTTGTAGAATTGATTCCGTGATACCTTGTAACCTTTCTCGTTGAGTAGATCGGTAGCCGACTTCATCACTCCTTTTGACGGCACGTAATCGGGCAATGGCAATCCAAGTGGCGTGGCTACCTTCTCCAGTAATGACAACTTGGAAACGTCATTGAGGTTCAGCATCTCACTTACGCCTTTCACCCATTCGATTCCGGCACGGACTTTTGTCGGGGTGACGGACGATGGTCTGGATTGGCTAATTGATTTGCTTTCTTTCAGTCTTTCCTCGCAAGCGATGAAGTAACGGCGGGCTTGCTTCCCTTTCTCGCTTCTTTGGATCATTGATACTTCTTTCGCCATGCTTAATGTCATTGCGTAATCTTGAAGTTCTTGATTCGCAAGGGTGTTAAATACTTTACACCCTACATAGTCCTTGTTTTCGTCGAAACCGTACTGTAGTTGCCGATCAAACCAAGACTGGAATCTTTCTGTACAACCTAAAAAGTCGTACAAAGCTCTTGCGCTAACGGCTTTCTTGCCATTACTCTCATTAATGGGGATTAACGCCCCTACGTTTGTTGTAATTTCTGCCATTTTTGAAGTTCTTTAGGCATTACAGGAAAGTTTTGTGCTGCATCCCTATTTAGCAGGGCAAGCGAAAAGCGGTTGCTTCCGACCCGTTGAACTTCACCACATAGGCAGTGGGCGCATTAACGCTCCACACGGGAGAAACAACCGCTATATCATATAGATGCAACGATCTTACAAGCATAAAAAATGCCCGCTATATATGGCAGGCTTCCGCTTGCCTATGTGTATGAAGTTCGCTGCAAATGTACCACTTCTTTCCAAAACGCCAAATAAAATCCTTGAAAAATTATCCCGCCCTGTCAAAAGCCTTCTCAAAGACCTCCGGCCTAAGTATAGCGTTCGTTATCGCCGTGAACGCCTTCACGATCCCGGGCTGCTCATTTAAGTTTATTCTCACGTCCTTCCCCGTGACCTCACTTGATAACCGATCGCTCAGGTACTCCACCTTGTCCAGTGCCAGATAGGAAAGGGGATTGTACGCCAACGGGACGATCCCCCGCATCCTGTCGCCGAAATCGCTTATCGTGATCCTAGACATCTGCGCCAGCATGTTTATCGTGGATGACAGGGATGCGATCCGGTTAGATGAGCCCGATACCCCGTGATCCAGCAATATCTGGCTGATCGTGTAATAATACCTCTCAATATGAGGCTGTACGTCCTCCTCCATGCTTTGCGTTATCTCGGCGAACGCCTCCTTATTGGCCTTGGCTATCCGGAAGATGTTCGTGTTATAAGCGTCTATCTCTTTTTCGATAGCGTTGGCCGTCCGTTTGGCGTTATGCCTGTAGTGCTCGCTATTCCTAATGGCCTCCATGAGCGATACCGTGTAGTTATACGCTTGGTCGTTAACGAAAAGTACCATGTATGTTAGCGAGGTGACAAGGCCGTTCGTGTCCTTGTCGATCTCTTCCCAATCGTTGTATTGTCTCATTCTTTCATCCTCCGGATTATATAATCAACAACGTCCTTTACGGTAAGGCATCGTCCGGGATCATCATCAGGGATCGATATGCCAAACTCTTTCTCTAATTCCATTAATAACTCTATCTCGTCAAGACTGTCCATCCATAGATCATCCTCCAGCTTGGATTCCATCGTAAGTGGCTGACCTTTGTGATAACGTTTACTCTCAATGATCTCAAATACTTTGTTCTTTATAGTTTCTTTTTCCATTTTCATGATCGTTTTATTTATTATTGAAACATTGATGTCTGTATTATCTTTTTACCCTTTCATGGTCCGGCCTCAGATGGGCCATGAAAGCCTTGCTGTACTCGCAATCCCTAGCTCCATCGCCCCGGAACAGGCATCCCCTGCATACGACCGCTTTCCCTTGGTATATTGCCTCGAAGCGCTTGACTTGCACCCTGTTTGTCCCGACTTGGATAACAAAGCCGGTAGGGGTGTTTCTCAATCTCTCTGTTATTTCCATGTTATCTTCTCCTGCTTTCTCCGTTTAGGATTATCACGTTAAAACTCTTGAACCTGTCCACCAGCCTAGCTCCGAAGCGATTCTTGAAATCCGTGACGGATAGGTTGGAAGTGATATGATACTTCTTCTGATGGGACTGGTATATCTCGTACCTAGCGTATAGGAACTCGTCTATTACGCTGTCAAGGCTGGTGCCGTAGCTTTTCTGGTTCTCCGTCTCAAGACCGATATCGTTAAGGCAGATATCGAACGGGTTCCCTTCCATGCTCCCTTTCCCGGCTTCCTCGTTGTACGTGAACCTGTCTATGTGACCATGGATCTTGTAATAGTTCATCATCTGGGTCACGGATAGGTTCACGAAGCGTTTGGGGTTATCCGTCAATTTCAGGTAATCGGCGAATATCTGCATCATGAGCGTTTTGCCCGTTCCCGGATCTCCCACGATAAGGAGGTTCTTGTGCAGCTTATAGTTCTCCTCCGGGAATACGGACTCAGCCAACGGGCAATCGTTGAAATAATACAACAGGAATCTCAAAACCTTGTCATTCCCCCTGTCTGTCTCGAATTGCCGCCTCTCGATCCCTAGGTAATTACAACCGAGCGCCTTTATCATCCGGGCGTGGCTGATGTACTCCGCATCGTCCGAGAGATCGTACCTAGAAACGTTCTGTATAGTCCTTGCGTGCTTCTTCACTAGGTTGAACACCTGTTTTTGCTGGAGCCTCTCTTTTTCCGTAGGCCCCCGCATGGCTTGTATAGCCTCCGAAAGTTTCTTTTCTTGTTCCTCCATATCTTTGATTATAAGCCCTTAGTCCTGTTCCTTGCCACCAATAGGTGAATCGTCTCTTAACGTCATCTATCGTTTTTAGCGTATCGCCTTCCCCGGTGGATACCATCCAAGCGAGGAAGTTATCCAGCTCGCCGGGAATGAGGTCATTGAAAGCGACGCTCAATCCCGATATCTGGCAAGCGTATCTGCGCCATTCCTCGTCCCTCAATAACTCATTCTTGAAATTCTCGAAAAGCGTCTCACGCGTATTAAGACTCTCTCTATTTTTATTTCCTTTTCTTTCCTTTATAGGGTTTGTGTTTACATTAATGTCATTATTGCTTACATTAACCTTATTATTGTCTACATTAACTAGTAGGTAAGGATAATTAGATGAATCTTTTCTTCTTTTTATAGCCTTGAAATATCGCTCCTGAATACCTTTGCTAGTTAGAACACTTACCGTGCTAAACAGAGTCTGTTCAAAGAATCCCCACCTAACCAAGCGTGTTACTATCTGCTCCAGTAATTCTAAGCTAATGCCGGGTAAACCTCTAAGCAGTGACATCTTTAACGCATCATTCCACAATATGAAATACCCATTTCGGTATATCGCACAAAGCAGCTTTATAGCGGTGATCTCACCCTTAATGCCAAATTCACCCGATATTGAGCCTATTTTTTCATCAGAAAAGAAATCAACATCGAAAGGGAAATAGTCTAGCCCTTCTTTATTTGGTCGTGCCATGTTTATTTCTCCATAATTTAAATTCTTCCATTGTCATATTGCTTTTCTGTAAATTACATTTCTCACATAATACTTGAAGATTGTCCAAAACTGTAAAGCCTCCTCTTGATACAGGAATAATATGATCTATGCAGAGTTTTTCAGAACATCCACAAACAGCACAATATCTACCGTCTCTTTCAAATACTTTTCTTTTTATACTGTCATTTAGTTTCATGGCCTCTTCACGAATTGCATCTCTCATTCTTGAGCTTATTCCATGATTCTCTGCAAAAAGATATATTGCTCTGCCACCGATTGGAATGCGCTTTACTATTGTTCCATCAAGTGCATAAATGATATCATGCTTAATTTTGAATTTTCGAAGTTTATCGCAAGAAGGCATCATTTCATTAATTATATCCCCATCTTCAGAATAAAAGGATACTATCCGTTTCCCTTTAATAGTCTTATTTAACATAGATAGCTCCTTGGGGGTAAGCTTGCTTAGTCCTCTTTTCATACAGTTATCTAAATGATTATTATAAAATAGAGAGGATTTATTATCCTCTCCCATATGTTATTTCTCTACCTCCGATACATTCAATCGTGTCGGTTGCCTCAAATCGTGCCGATTGTATTAGATCAAGCCACGCTTCGCACTCCGAGAATGTCCGGGCTGCTTCCCACATTTCATTAGAAAAAAACTTACGAGAGAGCATAATGAAACCCTTATCCATATATTAAAAATCAAAATCCGGAGACTCTCCGCTCTGCAAGGACTTTAGTTTCTGGTCTACAAGGTGGTTTACATCCCATATGTTTACAGGTTGTATTTGCAGGTTCTCCGCCATTTGCCTTGCCACTTCCTCGGAGACAGGATTTATAGCGTATATGGCCCCCGATGAGAGAAAGCGGGTGAAACCGGGCTGGTTACTTGTATCCGGAACGTCTACCCGAAGCATATTGGTACCGGCCACGTTCTGTTCCGTACATCTTCCCGCTATCCTTGAATGGCCGAATAACTCGACCACGCACCATAAATCAAATTTCTCTTGTTCCATATTATCTTCTCTTTTTAAAAGTGTTACAAAATCTCGTGGAGTTAGCGACTCTTCCAGCATCATGTATGATGCACCAAACGCATAGCCCCTTGTGAGGATGTCCGTTGGCGCAATCGCCACATTTCACCTTTTCTTGCTCGTCTTTCTTCTTAGCCATTTCAATCCTTTATGCCTTTCTGATCCCTCAAATCCTTTATTCGTTTCTTGTAATCTTCGATCATCAATTGGTAATCGAATGCCGAGAGTTTAGAGATAGAGTGCTTTTTCACCTCAAGCTCGTTAATTACTTTTATGCCATACTTATTTATCAAGCCCTTGGCATAACCGATGTTGTTGCCCTCGTCGAAACGGTTGCAAGACCTGCATTGAGCGTTGCAGTTTCTCTCGCTGTATCTGGTACCCATATGTGACCGGTTGACGAAATGTCCGCAATCTGCCTCTTTCCAATGCACGATCTTCCCACAGCTTATGCAACGGCAATAACCGTTGTTGTCAGCATCCCTTATTCTTATAAATACGGAGAATATACGGTCTAGTCTGTTCTTTAAAGAGGTTATGTTCTTTACTTTTCCCATGGATGTTTTCTTTTTTCGTTTATTAATAAGAATCCTGCCAAGATCACTGCTATAAGTCCGAGTATTGCGGTGATAAGGTATATGGCCATTGTCAAGTGATCTAAATCTTGTATTGTTCCCATGATTATATGTTTGTTATTCGTGGACGGTGCCGGGATCGAACCGGCCTCTTTACGTCATGCGCACTCCGTAACGTTTCATCCCGGAATACTTACCGCCCGAAATCCCCGCGTATCCTCACGGACGGCGGGGATAAAAACTAAATCTAATACCATGAAAAACACACTCTAATATTAATATCCTTAGTTCTGAATCTTTATTAAATCGGGTATCGCTCCATAAATGGGGGTACGACCATCCCATTTGTCGATAAACTGCTTATAAAGAATTTCTTTAGTCAATCCTCTCGAGGTGATTAACGCTTGTTCCGTTTTCAATTGCTCCAACTCGTTGCGTTTCCGTTGCTCCGCTATCTGCTGGTCTAAAACCGAAATATTGGTGTTAACTTCATTCCTACTATCAATTTTCTCGCGAACCGCCTTGGAAAACTCTAATTGCGCCGAGAATGTGAGTAATTGAAGACCTCTTTTCTCGAATTCCTTATCTACAATCTGCTCAAGGCGTTTCTCAAAAAGAAGCGAACCTCCATCAGCCATTAAGCTGTCGGTCTTATGTTTACGGCTTTCCTCCTTGATCAGGTCATAGATGCGAGGTTCTAGTATGTTATCCTCCAATGATTGCATGAAACCGTCTTTGCCTGATTCCGTATCGGCCTTGTCTATGTGCTTGTTATCGAAAACAACGTCTATTGCCCTGTTTTTGATAACCTTGTAGGAGTAAGTGGGGCGTGCGTTAAACTCCGTATTGTCTGCGGCTTTTAACGTGACAGGGCTTCCGAACTCGCCTCGTTGGTCGAATAGCGGGACTTGAAATAATTCCGTGCCCCATTCCCAAGTTGAAACCCTGCCTGATACGACCTTGAAATCCTCCTTCCCTTGTTTCCCGTAATTTTCCATCAATACCCCAGCGTAATTAGGTGCTACACGTTCACAAGAGGATAAAAATACCATAGCGATTATCGCTATAGTAAAAAACTTAAAACTTGTCCTTTTCATTCTTGATAAAATTAAATAGTTTGTAAATTATAAATAATGAACTAGTTAACATAATGACTATTCCTAGCCATGCGTCAACATGGTTAAAAACTCTGTTCCCTGCCGGAATAAAGGCTATGGCCAATATCAATACCCAATGTTTGTTGATAAAATTTCTCATATTTGTTGGTTTAGTGCCTCATTGTATAAAGGCATGATTAATCCGATACTGCTTACGTCTTCTACCATGCTGTCAAAAATGATGGCTTCGTTAACGCCCTTGAAAGTAGCCGTGCATCGTTCGCATTCATATAAAGCTTTCCTCATTATGTCGAATAAGCCCATGTTAAAGGATATTTGAGGAAGCGGAACGCTGGGTTTTGCCTGATAATTTTGTATCACTTTCTCTGCGTCTGGATATTTTAAGTTCTCATCCGCGAAATAGAAGAACGCCTTGTCATTCTTCTTATGGCACTCTATTCCGTCATCAGAGATAAGGATGTCATCATATTTCAACATGTCCTTAAAAAATAGACTATGCAGTAATTTGCCGTCTAACGCCTGTATCATGGCTTCGTCAAGGTTTGAGCATTCGGATATCCTGTTTTTAACGATAATATGTCCGTCACTGGCGTAGGCCCAATCTCCCTTGAAATATACGCATTCCATAGCGGGACGGTTATCGTCCTTTGCGCAAGCCAAAAACATTTGTACGTTCTTGTCAAAGTTGTAAGAACCTTCTTTTCTCTTTCCCATATCATTAATATTTAATATTATATTTTCTTCTTTCGTATTGTGGGACATACCCTTTGCAAGGAGTATTCCCGTCAAATAAGACCGGTTCCGGCCTTACAGTTTCCCCATCTTTTTTAGACGGATCTGTCCAATGTCCCTGCCGTTGATGGCAAAGGCAATGTCTTTTAGAACATGCCTCATTGAGGCAGAATATCAGTTCTTTCATCTTGGATTATTTTCTCGAGTTTCTTTAGATCCTTTTTGGCTAATCTTACGGTATCAGCTATCCTTGGTCTTCCCTTGGAATCCACGTGTTCTAGGATAACTGATAGATGGCGGGACAGTGTTTTAATGAAAGACTCGGATAGCTGGTACCTTTTAACCATGGCCGTTATTTTTTATAAAAACCTTGGAACCTCACGATACCTAGATACTCGGGAGATTTCATTAGTCCGTCCCCCATGCCGCCCAACGTCTCGGCTCCCGGCTCGTCAAGGACAACCTTGGAGTCAATCTCCTTAGGTACACGGAAGCATATCTGTACGGGGAAATTCACCTTAGCGTCTCCCGTGATCACGTTAACCGACGCTCTTTGCGTAGCCGCCATGATCCGGAACCCAAGCGATCGTCCCTTTTGTAACAACATCTTCAGATTCTCCTCCAATGACTTCTCACGGCCAACCGTACGTAGTTCCATTTTAGGCTCGAGGAACCCAAAGGCGTTCTTTCGCTGGCCAACCTCGACCATTTCCTTTATGTCAAGTTCCGTTCCCGACCGGGAGGACGCTACCGCGTCGGCGAACTCATCGAACACCACCAGCGTTTTCCATGATGCCCTCGATTTAGCCCTTTCTTGCATATCCTGTACGAGCTCTTTCATCTTGGCCTCTATTTCTTCTATATCATTATAGACCTTTATGTATTTCTCGGAGGAATAATTACAGAACTCGTATTTCGGATCGAAAATTACGATGTCCCGGATACCGGCTAAGCGGGCGTATTCTATCGTGGATATGATACACACGGATTTACCGCTACCGGTAGCTCCGCAGATCAAGGCGTGAGGCGTGGAGTTGTTATCGAGATCCCACACCACGAGCCTTCCGAAGTTATCCGTTCCTATGGGAATCCTCATGCCGTCGATATACTTCTTGTCCCAGTACAAGGACTTGGTTCTTTTCTTCGGTGATTCTATGGATAGGTAGGATTTTCCCTCATACACCATAAGCTCGTTACCCATCCTTATGGATGGCACGTCCAGCGCGTTCGCTATGTCTAGCTTGTATTTCATCACTGTCGTGATCTTTGTCCCAGCGGATACCTCTAGCAGATACGTGTCTGACGAGTATCCGTTAATCTCCTTGGCCACGTTCACGATCACCCCGAATGTCCGTAGGATATGCTCTATTTTCTCGCTGTTTGTCATATTACTATTGGATAAATCATATTGAATGAATGAGGAAGCGTTTCTCTTGAACTCGGATATTACCTTGGGGTTTACCGATCCAAGGGAAGCGTCCCGTATTTTTTTCTGTCTCTTCGATATCAATTCCTTCTTTGACTCGGGCACGTTGAAATCATCGACCTCAGCTATCAGTGTCTTGGCCCAGAAATTATAAAGCTCGGCCCTGTCCACGAAGTTGTCGCTATCGTTGATCATATACACGTAATCCGGATCGGACACGGCCTCTATCATCCTTTTTAGCGGCTCGTACAATATGGCCTCGTAAAGCTTCCTCGTGTCGTTGTCGAGATTGATCACGAATTTCTTCAACTGGGAGGAGCCGTCCTTGTTTTTCGAGATCTTGTTCTCCACGAACCATATCTCGTCAACATTCTCCCCGAAGCGGGACTCATAGCACTTGACGTAGGTCATTGCCTGTTTCCCGCAGATAAACGTTAGCTCCTCGTCATCGGTGAACTTGGCCCTTGACTTATGGTCTATGATGACCGTCCGACCGCTTTCCGTCCTTATCGCCAAGTCTAGCCTAGCGTGGCAGGGTAGGGGGATGTCCACCCCGTTTATCGTTACCCATTCCTCGCACCTTGATTCCACGGCGATTATCTCCTTGATACCGGAAAGATAGATATCCTTCTCCCCGTAGAAGTTATTGATAAGCCTCGTGGCGTTCTTGGTGGCCTCGATCTTGCATTCCTCTACGGTAGGTGTCGTTTTCTGTATCTTCCAATCATTCGGGTGTACCTCCTCTATGTATGAGAACGCTACCCTCTCCATTTCCGTGATCGGTATTATCTGCCCCTTGCGCTGTAGCTCCATGAAGAAATACTCCAAGGCCGAATGATAGGCGTTACCCGCTACCGTGCTGGAGGATGATCTGGATCTTTCCCGGTAAATCTCCCGTTTCTCGAACTCCTTCTCGTTCCGGGAGAAAGAGGCTACCTTGCTGTAACTCCAAGAGTCAATAAGGTAGTTTGATAAATGCTCCTCCAGCTCGGCGTTGGTATAGGATGAGTACTTGTTCATGGCATGTCCTCTTTGTTTTTGCCCTTAGACTGTCTCATCGCCTCCTTTTTTTGATCGACATCTTTCTTTGTCTCACGAATTGGAAGGATTAGATCGTTTACCGTGGTATCCCCGTCCTTTAACGCTTGTATGATCCCGATCAGCATGGCGATCTCGTCGGGGCCTATCTGATTGCTGGTCTGTTTGCCGCATAGCTTAATGACCTCCTCTTCCGTTATGGCGTATTCGTTCTTGAACTTGTTGATGATATTAGTTCTCGTTTTTAATATCTTGTCAGCGTCGGATAGATCCCCCGTGATGAATTTTTGGGCGGCTTGATAGACCCTGTCCACTATGGCCTTGGGGATAACGGCGAATACGGAATTGCGATAAGCTATGGAGTTGGCGGCGTTTCCCGTTACGGTAATCATGTCGTCTGAGTAACGTTTCCCCTTGCTATCCACTATGCTCCTGCGAACCTCGAACGCGGACGCTACGTTTGTCTCCAGATCCCAGCATGTACCCCTGCTGATGATCTGCTTGTCCGTTATCTGGATAACCTTGGCCTCAGTCCTGATATTACCCCAATTGGATACGATTATCTTGGCGAGGTGTACGGATGGCCCAGTAATAGGTTTCCCTCCTCTTGGCAAGGCATAACTGCATGACCTTGCCGTGTCTTGATTCATCGTGGCCATTACCACGGAATTATCAATACTCCTTCTGATATCCCTAGGATATCTTTTCGCGGTCGCAACTTGTGAGTCCACGTTTGCTCTCTCAACCGCATCTACCTGTAAAATTTGTACTTCATGGCTTTCTACTGGAAGTACCTCGTAACTGCTTGATTCCATGATTATTTATTTTGAATGATTTTCTTTACCAATATAAAGTGCTGGTTTCCCAATCTCGTTGATACCGATCGTCCTCGGATTCTGTTTCCTCCTCCCCGTCGTACTCAGGTTCGCCGTCGGGGTCTTTGATGTAGATGTCTCTCATGAGCTCCATCGATAAGCAAGGAATTTATTCGATCTCGATAATCTTGAATTTTCCTTTCTTTATATATATCTTATGATTGTGGTAGTCTTTGACTATTCCATGATCGGAAACTGTGTTTATGTTCCCTGTGCAATCCTCAACATATGAGTTATCGTAAGCCTCGACCTTGGCAGAGCCGTAAGCCTCGACCTTGGCAGAGTCGTAAGCCTCGACCGTGGCAGAGTCGTAAGCCTCGACCGTGGCAGA